ATCAATAGACCTGACAAAGCAATAGCAGTTATTCTTTTCATACCTCTATTATACCTTATTCCTCGTCTTTTCTGAGGGGTATGGTAATTAGCCAAATTACAGTAACTATTACTGTTGCTATGCCGACTACATCCTGTGCTGTCCCTGTAAGGGTTAGCCAGGCTATAAAGAACCCAAGGAGGGTCCATAGCTGGGCTATGCTTTCCTTTACTGCTTCCCATATCCAATTAAAGAAACCTTTAATTATTTTCATTATATCCTCCTTGTCATGGCTGCTGCCACTATATTTCCTGCAATAATTACTGGCACTACAACCTCTTGTGCTTTTTCTCTTTGATCATCCGTCATATCCTTACCCCATTCTGATGGGCTAAGTAATTTCTCAAAATCAATATCCGCAATAGCTCCAATTGGGTCTGATAAAAATGCTTCTGTGGCAACCTCTGTTGTTGCATCTGCTAATGTATATGGCATTGGAGCACTAGCGTTTTCTTTAATTCTATCACCGAATTCTTCTAGAGCTTTTGCTATTGATGGTTCTGATGCCGCAAGCAAGGCTACCTTTGCTATTTCTGATGTTTTAATTCCGAGACCTTCAGCTACCGCCGCTTTTTGTTCTGGGGTTAATTTAGTCAATGTGTCTTTACTTGTTAAATCTGCAATTAAATTTGCTGTCTCTTGTGATATACTATTAGTTACATTATTTTCTGAACCAGAATCAATTGTTGGCTCTGGTGATGGCTCTACGATTGGAGTTGATTCTGGCAATGGTTCAGGCTCTGTGGTTTCTGTTTGGGTTGGGTCTGGGGTTGGCTCTGGACTGGGTTCTGGTTCGTTTGATGCTTCGTCCTCTGAAGGCGAGGATTCTGGAGTTGGAGAAGACTCTGGGGAAGGTTCAGGAGTAGGCTCTGTAGTAGGTTCAACTGTTGGTTCTGGTGTTGGCTGTGGCATATTAGCAAGGGCGGTAGCAATAGCTGCTGCTACTCTTTGTTGCTCTTCAAACAACCAAGTCTCATTATATAAATCCCAAGCGTCTTCAATTGCATTATTTAAATTAATAATAGATTGATCATATGTAGACTGTGTATTATTTTTAGCAGATAATGCATTTGCTGTATTTGTTACTGCAGTATTATAGGTATTAGTCTTAGTTGTTAATGTTTGACTGTATGTGGTTAATGTAGAATTTGCTGTATTGTATGCAGCAAGCTTAGTATTGTAATCTGTCTGTGCCGTCGCCTGTGCAGTTACTGCTGCATTGTATGCATCAATTTGTGATTGTGTTGCACCTACGCCATAAGAAAATGTATTTAAATTACAACTAAATCCTATACCCCATCCTCCAGTATAAGCACATCCCGCACCAGTCCACCCGCCTGGAATTGACCAGCCAAGGTGATACGAGCCTGGGCCGCCACCGTTATACCACCATATTTCTACATCTAAAGTTTTATCTTGACTAACATCATAAACTGGTGAGTAAGGACTCCATGTCGATCCTTGTTCTACCCAGTTATCAACGGCAAGGTTTCCGTCCACATACATCCTAAAACCATCATCTGTATATCCTGCAAAATATACTGAAGTCCAGTCTGAAGGAACTGTAATTCTTCCAGTAAACTTAACAATGATATCTTCGTAATATCCACAAACTGGGAGATTCATTGAGTTTGAATTCCATACACCAGTACATATAACAGAGCCAGGTACTGCTATATGCTGTCCATTAACATCATATCCATCTCTTAACAAGTGATAAACAGTATATTGTAGACCCTGATTACCAGCGGATTGAACAGTAGATTGCGTTGTTTGTAGATTTATGTTTGCTATATCTAATACATCTTGAGCATCGTTTTTATCTTCTAAGGCTGTAGCAACTGTTACCGTTTGCCCATCTACTGCTGATTGAGCTGTTGTTTTTTCAGACAATGCTGTTGCTTCTGCTTCTACCGCCGAATTATATGCAGCATATGCGCTATCTCTAGTAGCTTTTGATGCTACTGCTGCATCGTATTTGTCTTCTGCTATATCTATTAAGGCTCTAGTATCGGCCTCTTCTGTAAGATTTGTTACCTTTTCGTTTAGTTCCGCTATCTCTTCAGCGGCAACTGAAAGTGGATCATCGCTATAGGCAGGTGTGAGAAATAGCCATCCAAACATTAAAATGAATGCTAATGATAATCTCCATGCTTTAGTCCTAGTCAACTATAACTCCTAAGCAAACACTATGTCTGCTTAGTTAATTATATCATTGAACTATTTAGGATTGTCTGTTTTATAAAAGCCAGAACCGTTAAACCTAATTCCAAATGATCCGTAGTGTCTTTGCAATCTTTTACCGCATTCGTTACATAAATAATTAGGTTCTATAGAATTTATTGATCTTTCTTTTGGAACAATACTGTCTGGTGAACACTCACACTTGTATTCATATATAGGCATTACTTACCGCTCTTTTTTCTCTTCTCTGCTAAGGTGTTAAAGTCTTTAACCTTAGTATCTCCCAAGTAACCCCAGGCATGTCCATCTGCAATCATCTTATCATTCACTGAAACTTCTGATCCATCTAAGAACAGCCAACCTAAAATTCTTCCGTACTTTTCTGATGAGTCCATTTTTTCTGTTTTGATAACAACAGTTTTGGCAGCTTCAATTTCACGCTTTAGATAAGCTTTTGCTTCAAGGCCCAATGCCTTCTCCATCTTATCTGTAGTTCTACTTTCTGGTGTATCTATACCAGCTAGTCTTACTCTTGAGCTAAATGAGATATCAAATCCAAGATCTATCTCTACATCGATTGTATCCCCGTCCACAATCTTAGTAACTTTTTTAACATAATACTCGAACATGATTCTCCTTAAATTTTAATGAGCAGTTTCGGGACGTGCTCAGGTCCATCCTTCGGGTAGCGACCCGAATAGTCTGCGACTCCCCAGTGACGGGGTGCAGATCTCTATTATACTATTTATTTGATCTTGATAGTCTTTGGCTTCTTGTCTTCAGGAACCAGCCTAATAATATTAATATTAAGCATTCCGTCCTTAAGAGATGCACTGGATACTTCCATGTACTCTCCTAGAGCAAAAGACCTTGTGAATTTACGTGCAGCGATTCCTTTATGCAAAACTTCTGCGTCGGTGATCTCGGTAATTTCTCCAGAAATAACCAATGTTCCGTTATCTACAGATAGACTAATGTCTTCTTTTGTGAATCCTGCAACCGCAAGAGATACCTGATATGTATCTTCGTCTAGCTTTAGTACATCGTATGGTGGATATGATTGGCGTGATGCAGCATTGTGCACGTTAGCCATTCTTTCAATTTCACGATTAAAGCCAATAAAAAAAGGATCCTTGAAAAGATCCCATGTATATGTTGTTACCATATTATTCCTCCTTCAAGCGAATAAGTTAATTTATAGGACCCCTAATGGGCATCCTAATATAATTATATCATAATTTTTAATCGTTTGGAATATCCCTAAATGTAGTAGGGTCTATTTCTATCATGCCCATTTCTTTAGCCAACTTTTGTCCTTCTGGACTCAAATGTATTGTTGCCTGCAAATCTTCATCGTACTCAATTTCTGCAAGTCCCGCCTCATATAAATTCATTAAGGATTTATCAACATAATCAATATGGGACTGCCATAGCTCAGGAGCATATTCCTTAGCCATTTCTTGATCAATAGAATAAATAAGTTCGCCATTTTCATCCATACCCTCTAGATTAACAACTCCTATTTCTAAATAGTAAGCAAGTACTTCGTCGTCGTCTTTATCTTCAAGACTCATTTATAGTTCCGTCCTCATTCTTATCTATAGTTGTTTCTACTAACTGCTGAACGTATTCAGAAAAATGCTTTCTAACACTTCCCATTGGTCTGGAGCCAGAAGACTTCCATATTCTTTTATATTCTATAACATTAGAAAATGTTGTAGGGCATAGCAGGGTGCCATTGTATTCTTTTAAAACTGTAGGAAGAGGCACATGCTTGCCACAACACTTACATTCTTTCGCTCTCTCTTGATATATACTCATACTATTTCCATTCCGTCTAATACATCTGATAAGTTTTTAGGCATCCTCGGTGGCCTTATCATGTTCATTACTATTTCGTCTTCTTCTTTTTCTCTATCCCACTTCAAAGAGCTGTAGGTATGTATGTCTATCTCTTCATTATTCTGTGGCCTGCTTCTACTAATTGCGTTATATACAGAACCGCAAACAGCATCAGCCAAGTCTTTTGATCCTTTTCGTGGGTGATCGACCCTATCTCTCATAATTTTTAATTGCAGTAATTCATCTATAAGTAATTTAATTGCAGGTCCGCTCAATCTATCTTCTGCAACAACCATAGCCATATCGTCGTAATGTTTCTTTGCAACCGACAGTGTCTCTGTATTTATACCGTATTGTTTTAATTGCTGCATCATATCGTGAGAATTCCAACGGTCAAATGTGCACACACGAATTTTAAATCCCTTTGTTCTAAGAGACAAAATATAATCTTTAACTTCTGTAAAGTCTACAGACTTATCTGGAGTAGGTGTCCAATACCTAACTGCATCAACTTCTACAATGGGTGCTGGCTGAGAATATGTATCTGTTACTTTGACATTTACCCATTTTTGAACATGAGCCATTGCAACTGCACAATGGTCATGCTTCTGAGCTAAGTCCACATGGAGAAAGTATTCTTTGTCTGGATCTGGGGCAAACCAGTTTTCAAATCTTCCAAAATCATCTACGGCTAATGACATATTGCTAAATGCTTTTTCAATTTTTTCACGAGATTTAAAGAATGCATCAATTGCTTCTGATGGCATGCAGGCAAATCTTCCTAGCGCATCTGGAGTATTTTTATAGAACGCAACTTTAAAATCATCGATACTTCTTGTTGGATTAATTTCCCATGTTGGTCTTCTAAGAGCATACATTCTAGGATACTTATAGGACAGAATATGATCTTCTTCCCACTCAATATCAAACTCGTTACCCTCTGTTCCGTCTGGAAGATTATCGTCTAGTTTAAAATGATGTGTTCTAGTAATAACTTCTTTTTCTGCAACTACGTCGTCGTAGCGTTGCTGAATATAATCATTCTTATATCTAGGAAAAGAAAGCAGTATTACCTTGCCATAGTCTGGAAAACGTGAATCTACTGATGCACGATACATCTCATAGATAAGGCTTCCAGTCTTTGCCTGCTCATGACCAGTTGTATTTTCTACACTAAAGCCAGAAATTTCGTCAAGAATAACTACGATTACGTTATATCCTTCCCATGCCTCACGCTCTGAGTGACCTGAGTGTACTGTAATGTTTTTATTAAATTTAATTTCAGAAGCTTTTTCCGTGTACTTTCCAACGAACCACGGGGATTTATCTATGCGTGTTCTAAACCCTTTGAAGAATACGTTGTTTGCCTGCTGTGCGTTAATAGCAATATTGATAATATCAATTGAGTCTCCAGGAGGCTTTCCGTAATATGATGCTGGATCTTTAAGGCACAATAGTAAATATACTATATAGGCAACTGATATAGTTGAGCAGTAATCTTTTCCAGATCCTTTACCTAACTGAGCAACAACCTCATTGGCTGTTTGCTTAAACATTCTAACGCCTTCTTCTTCGCCAAACAACTTAATTAAAGTTGACTCTTTATAAATCTGTGAACTCTTTTCAATAAGAGTATACTGATATTCAGATAATGGTGGCAGGCCCAAGTAATCTGGGCTTTGAACAAATGTTCTTAGATCTACTGGGCGTTCATCAAACTCTTCGCCATCCAGCATATCAATTAAATCATTAAAATTAAGATCCACTAACTTCCTCTATAATCTCTATAGGCTCTACCACTCCAGTAATCTGTGATAAGCGCTTTGCAACATCCATCTTGCATTTAGGACATGAGGCTGTAACTTCTTTTAATATTTT